CACTCTTTCCCTACACGACGCTCTTCCGATCTCGCATATAAACTCCTTCTTTATCATAAGAAAGTCGAAAAATTTGCCCCATTTCAACGTTTTTTAAATTAATAGTTTTTGCAATTCCTTCTTTAATTGTCATTATAGCCACCCCTTTTAAAAAATTCTAATAATAATAAGCCCTAAAGAAATAGAAGCAAAGCAAATATCTCTAATAATATTTGATTTTGGCAGCTTGATAGCGCAATCTCTAATTACACCGCAAATATTAGCGATAAAATATATAGCTTGCGCAAATAAGTAATATTTGCCAATCGTTACCTGACCAATAACAAGCAAAGCTAAAATAAAGTAGCTTACTACTTCCCAAAAAACTTCTTTTTTCTTTCCCATATATATAAAACCTCTTTCTGCCCGTATAGCCGATAGCACAGCTCTAATATATTAAGCAGAGAATTGATATCCAAGCTTTTCTAATTGGTTTCTGTTTGTCAGCTTTGCGCGGGGAGAAGAAGCGCAGACCGTATCGCCGAAATCAAAGAATTTTACTTCATAACCGCCAAATTCTCCGCGCCCTTTATACCAAGCTTTTTTATGGTCAAACGATTTTTTCAGCTTACGCGCAAGCATATATTCTACCGCGATGCCTTTATTATGAAAATTACCCTCTTCTTGAATCGCTTCAAGCTCTTCCATAGTGCCCAGCTTATAGGCACTTTGCGCTAACTCGATAGCCTGCGCACGGCTAAAAGGTGCGAACATCTTCAGGCTTTTGTTATCACTTTCAAGCTTTGCACGTTGAAGCGCAACATCTGTATTCATAAATATAGAGTAAATGTTACCTTGTACGTGAAACAAGATGCGAAAGCCTTTAATATCTTTTTTCTTAAACGTGTCAATGACAGCCTGAACCATTTCCTCCTGTAGCACTTTATTCGAGTTTTTGCCGAGTCCGGTGTTATTTCCCTTTTCTCTCTCTGCGTCAAAGTTTAATGTTGTTTTTGCCATTTTGATAACCTCTTTCATTTTTTAATTTAGTGGGGTTGCTCTCGTTATCGATTGTCTATACTATATCACTTTGAATTTAAATTGTCAATAGGTTTTTAAAAAAATTTTAGATTTTTTAAAAAATTTTTTAGTTTGTAAAATTATATCAATTTTAAAATAGGCGCGAAAGAAGGAGGATATCGCGCTTTAATACTTTAAAGTGCAATAGAGGGGGTGTCAGTTGTGAAATTTTTAGCAAAGTCACCCTGTTTTGCCTATACCCTCCATCCTGACACGTAAAAATAATTTTTTAAAATAATTTTTTAAAATAATTCCTCGCTATTATTCCTTTAACGTACTTAAAAATTTAAATTTGATTTTTTCTGAACTTTTTGGTATTATTTTTCTTGAGAGGTGAGCAAAGTAAATATGCTTAATTTAGATTTTACTTTAGAGACTTCTTCCGAGAGAAGCCTTTATGTAGATAACTATATGAAAGAAAATTCTAATTATAACTTTACCACTTCTGATTTAGAAACTATTGCGAATTATATTCTTTATGGAAAAGATAGAGAAGACGGTAAATCCGCCGTAGATAGAAAAGAAATTCAAATAAAACCGAAATACTCTTCTTATAAGAAAAAAGAACCAGAGTCTCTAGACGAATTAATGGAGAGTCCAACTTTTGATGAACGAGTATTTCTAAAAGGCGATAATAAATATAAAACTATAAAACCTAAAATAAATAGAGAAGAAGATTACGATATTCCAACAATAAAAGAACTTTGGGAAACAATAGATTATTACCAATATCTTATCGATTGTAACACAGGGAAAATAGAAGACCCAACAGTGCGCAAATTAAATTCCGTTGAACTATATAAAATAAAGCATATGGTTATTGATTTGCGCCGCCAGCAATTCTATTTAAAAGATATCTTTAAACAAACGATTTGTATGTTTGGAACTACCGCAAAAAAATCTTATTTTAATAACGATTCTTCTATACCTTGGGATTTAGAGAATTCTGATTTTGCGGTTGCGCCTTTAGGGGTTCTTATTGGTAAAGATCCTAAATTCTATACCCCAAAAGATTATACTGGAGAAGATTATAGCTATAATAAGAATGCAAAATTTATTATAGATTTTAGAAATTCAGACCATATTTACTATTTATTAGAGAATTATGAAGATTTAAGGATTATGACAGAAACTAATCCAGAATCTACAATGGGTTTTATTTTAGATACGCTTGATTTTTATGCTGCTCGCGCAAATTTTTCTGAATCAAAGAAAGCTATAATAGAATATAAAAAGAAAAAAATTCCAAACGAAGAGATAAAAGTTAAACTTAATAAAGAATTTGGTCTTAACCATTCTGCTAACTATATTTCTACTTTATGGAAACAAAAAATATGCGTTGGAATTTCGGAAGCCGCGCGACTTCACTATGACTATTTTCAGAATAGAAATAAACCTTTTGCGTGGAAAAGATGCAACCAATGCGGCAAAAAGAAACTTAAAGATACTCGTGAATTTATGCGAAAAAGCAGAAGTTCCGATGGTCTTTCTAATAAGTGTAAAGAATGTGATAAGAAAAATAGACATTCTAATAAGAAATAAGAAATAAAAATAGAGAATTCTTGCTCTAAGGTGGTGAGAATAATAGAAAATAAAACTAACAAAAAAGAATTGGAATTTAGGCAAGCACTCCTAAGATTAACGTGTTCTGATTTTTTAGGAATAGCCTATATATTAGGGGTTCCAATAGAGAATAAGGAAGATTCCTCTCAAAGAATTAGAAATGATTTTTCTCAATTAGAAGAAGAAATAGTAGATAAATATTCAGAATTAAATAGGAAAAATAGGAATTATATTTTAAGAAAAATTAGACAAATAGGAAAATCAAATAAAATTCATAAAGAGTAGAGGAAGATAGAGATTTTTCTCTACTTCTTTTTTTTTATAGGAGGTGATTATTAATGGCGCGAAAGCTATTAAAAGAGTGTGAAAAGTGCCATAAAAGCTATAGTTGTGATAGTTTTACGGAAGTAAAAAGTCCCTTCTTTTGCGATGGAATGTTACCGATTTGTGATGATTGTATTGAGCAGATGATGAGTATTAATGAGTACAATTTAGATTTTTTTGATAAGTTATGTCAATGGGCAGATATTCCTTTTTTAGTAGAAGAATGGACAAAATTATACGAGTATAATAAAGAAAAAACTTTTTCTCTTTATGCGCGAATGTATAAAGAGGGGAAGTATGAAAATGTCGATTGGAGAGAGGTTACTAAAAAATATAAAGAAATGGCAGAGAAAAGTAAGTTAGAGACTGCTATTCCTATTCTCCAAGAAGAAAAACTAAGAGCCGCGCGCGAAAAGTGGGGGGCTAATTATACAGCAGAAGAACTTTCCTATTTAGAAAATCTTTTTCAAGGTATCCTCAATACTCAAAATGTAGTAGGAGATTTGCAAATTGATAATGCGAAGAAAATTTGTAAGATATCTCTTATTATTGATAATAGAATTAGAGCAGAAGAAGATTTTAAAGATGAGCTTGCTTCTTATGATAGGTTAGTAAAAATTGCAGATTTTACTCCTAAAAATATTAAAAATGCTAATGATTTTAATTCCGTTGGAGAATTATTTGCGTTCTTAGAAAAAAGAGGATGGGTTAATAAGTTTTACGACGGTGCGAATAGAGATACTGTTGATAATACAATGAAAAATATACAACTTTATAATAGGAATTTGTATATTAATGAAACTGGTATTGCAGAAGATATTGAAAGAAAAATTGAAGGATTAAAAATTGCACAAGAGTTACAAGATGAATATGATACTCCTCAAGACGATTTGGATAATTACGAAGCGGCTGGATATGATATTGAAGGTCAAGAAGAATTTTTGGAGGAGATTGAATGATTGAAGCTATATTAGAGGGAGATAATCAGAAATACTTTAGAGATGGTATTGAGTTAGAGAAAGGCGTTGTTTTAACAGAAGAAAGAATTATTAAGAATGAAGAATTATATAGAAAATATTGTAATTTATTTACTGCTTATCCAGATCTATATATTGATATTATTACCCCGACAGACTCAAATTTTGAATTATATTTTTACCAACGAATTTTCTTGCGTGCTTGTCTTCGTTATAGATATCATTATTGCGTTGCGCCTCGTGCATTTTCTAAAACATTTATTTCTATTTTAGCGATAATATTAAAATGTATATTCCAGCCTGGAAGTAAATGCTTTATTTGCGCGCCCAAGAAAGAACAAGGTGCAAAAATAGCTAAAGAAAAAGTAGAAGAAATATTAGATTTATTCCCATTATTAAGAAAAGAGTTAGTAAAGGATAATTATCTTGCTGGTAGCGATTATATTAAATTAGTTTTTAGAAACGGTTCTGTGTTTGATGTTGTTGCGGCTATAGATTCTACTCGCGGCGGACGTAGAAATTTTGGATTAGTCGATGAGGTGCGTAAAAGTTCTTAAAAAAATTTATACATTTTTTGATGAAAATCTACTTATTATTAGAGGTGATAAGTATGAAATGTTATATTTATTTTATAATAAACAATATAACTAATCAAAGATATGTAGGTCAAACGACTAATTTTGCAAGAAGGAAAGCAGAACATTTATTAAAATTAAGAGAAGATAGACATCCAAATCTTAAACTCCAAAATGCTTATAATAAATACGGTTTAGAAAATTTTTCTATACAGAAAATTCAATTTGATGATATTTCTAAAGAAGAATTAGACGAACAAGAAATTTATTATATTAAAAAGTATAACAGTTTTGGAAATGGATACAATTTAACAGAAGGCGGAACTGGCGGAGATACTAAGTCTAAATTAAATTTTGAGCAATATTGTTTTGCATATTTTGGTAATTTAAAATATAAAGGAATGACGAATAGGACAGGAAAATTTTTAGGAGTCGATGGTTCTTGTATTTCTGCTCTTGTGAAGGGTAAAAGCTATGATAAATTTCGAGAGCAGGCTGAAAAATTATCTTTAATAGAAAGAGAGAAATATATTAGAGATTTTGAAGAGAAACTTGATATAGCTAATAATAAACCTTGGATTGTTCAAAAAACATTAGACGAAGAAACGACTTTTAATATTATGTGTGTTGTCTCTACCTATGGGCGAGGAATAGAGCGAACAATATTAGAAAAATTTAATTTATCTAAAGGATTTATTTTCCATTTAATGACTGGAAAAGGAAGGAGAGAAATTAAAGAAAGATACTCAAAATTAGAAAAAGAAGAAATAGAAAATATCGGAGAAAAATTTTTTAAAAAATGGGAATTACAAAAATATTCAAAAATAAAAATAAAAAAAGAATATACTAATTTAATAGAAAAATATCGGCGTTAAATTGCGCACTTAAAATCTCTTGAATTGCTGGAAACTCCTATCAAGTAAAGTTGAGGACAATCAGCAGCCAAGCCGAGAAATCGGAAGGTTCAAAGACTATCGAAAATACCTCTAATATGAGTAGAGTAGATGCAAGCGCATCGAAGTGGGAGATACTTTTATAGTAAAGATATAGTCTAATCTCTATAGTAATATAGAGCAGTGAAAACGGGTATAGTTTAGCGAACTATATTGAATATTAATAGATCATGACGCCGATCAGCTCAATGAAGTTGTCATCCCTTAAGACATTAAAGAGGGGGCTTCTAACTGTGAAGTTAGTCGAATAAGGTAGTGAACCTATGATAAAAGGGTGTGCAGTTTACTGTGCTAACGGGGAAAGGAATAAACCCAATCCCGTGCCAAGCTCAATTTGGGAAGGTGTAGAGACTAAAAGATTAAATCGATAGGATGGATTTTATCACCATCTGTAGCGCTACCCAACTAAGTTCTCAATTTCTTATACTTCCTCATAATGAATCTCCACTTATGAATGGAGTGATTTTAATGTGGGGAAAAATTGTTTATGATAATGTAGAAACTAATTATAGTATTAGCGACAAAGGGGGAAGTAAGAAATGACAAAACCAATAAAGTTTTGTCACAGAGAATTCAACAAGGATATAAACACGTTACTTTATCTATAAATAAAAAATCAAAAAGTTTTAGAGTTCATAGATTAGTGGTTTGTGCTTATATTCCTAATCCTGAAAATAAACCTTATGTAAATCATCTCGATGGTTGTCGGAGCAATAATTTAGTAGAAAATTTAGAATGGTGCTCTCCTTCAGAGAATACTAAGCACGCAGTAAAAACTGGATTAATGAAACCAACAAAAGAGAGAACAGTAATTCAATATAACTTAAATGGAGAAAAATAAAAGAATATAAAAGTATTATGGAAGCATCAAGACAGACAGACTCTGATCCAGGAAAATTACTATGTGTTGTCAATTTTTAAGAAAAAGCCATAACAATTTTCAATGGAGATATAAAGAAGATGAAGCTGATAAATTACAGAAAATAGAACTTCCTCTTAATACTAAAAAAAGAATTGCTCAATTAAATCCTAATACAAATGAAGTAATAGCAATTTATGAAAGCATTTGCGCCGCGGCGAAAGCAATAAATGGCACTCAGAGCGCTATTAGTCACGTCATTAAAGGAGATAAACAGACAATAACACATAAAGGTTTTGGATGGAAATTAGTTGATGAGATAGTCCATTAAATTAATAAATTTAATACTCATGAATGTCAATAGACGAACAAAAGCAAGAATAGTAAATCCTAATGAACCGCATCAGGCTCAATTTTATATGACAAGTGCGGGACAGCGTAATTCCTTCGCTTATCAAAAGCTAATTGAATGTTTTGAAAATGGAATTATAAATCCGAAAAGCTCCTTCGTTTGGGGTTGCGACTATAGAGTGCCTATGATGCACGGGCTTTTAGATAAACAATATTTAAATGAAATTAAGATGAGCGCAACTTATAAAGACGAATCTTTTGCTAGAGAATATCTAGGAAAGTGGACGGGCGGGGGAAGTGATAGCTGGTTTGATTATGATAGACTACAAAAATATAGAAAATTAATTAATCCAGAAAGAACTCAAAAGGTTGGAGATAAAAGTAATATTTTTTACTTATTATCAGTAGACGTTGGAAGACTTAGTTGTCAAACAGTTGTGTCTGTTTTTAAAGTATTTATACACGACAATGATTTTTCGATGTCTTTAGTAAATATATATATTTTAGGAAAGACTGATAAGACAAAGCATTTTTCGGTTCAAGCGCTAGATTTAAAAAAGATTATAGCCGCATTTGACCCAAAAGAAATTGTTATTGATGGAAACGGGTTAGGTGTCGGTCTTATGGATTATATGATACAAGAATCTTATGATTCAAGTACTAATCAATATTATCCTGCTTATTGCTCATTTAATAATGAAGATTATAGACAATCTCTCTATCCTCAAGCAATTCCTATTATATATGTAATAAAAGCAAATAATACTTTAGATAGTAAAATTCATGGAAACTGTTATGCGAAAGTATATAGCGGAAAAGTTTCCTTTTTGGCACGAGAGCAAGAAATTAAAAACAGGCTCTTAGAAACGAAAAAAGGTCAAAAAATGAAGATAGAAAAACGCGTAGAGAGAATTATCCCTCACGAGCTGACTACGCGGCTATTTGAAGAAATGTCTAATTTTAAATTAAAACCAACTGGAAATGGTACTGATATAAAATTAGAAAAAATTAATAGCAAAACTCTTAGCGATAAATTTAGTTCATTTGAATATGGTCTTTGGAGAATAAAAGAAATTGAAGAAGATTATTTTAAAAAGAAAAGACGTCGCGGAGGAAGAAGTAGAAAATTAGTATTTTTTAGTGAAGGAGGTAGATAAATGAAAGAGAATAGTATAGATTTGAGCACTTTTAAGAAAAGTATCTCAAATATGATTGCTATATCAGATACCTCTTATAGTTCAGATTCTTCTTTTAGAAGGGTTAAAGATTTAGTAAGCTATACTAAAGAAGAAGCGAAGCAAATTATTGACAGCGGAGATTCCGAAGAATTAAAAGAACTTTCAACTTCATTCTTTTATTCAAGCGGCTTCTATAGACGATTTATGTTGTATTATGCAACAATGTTGAAATATACTCCTATTATTATTCCACATATGGTAGGAAATCAAAAATCTATTGCTGATAATAAGTATAGTAAAAAATATTACAATGCTCTAGAATTTTTTAATAAGTTAAATTTTGAAAAACTCTGTCAGAACTTTACTTTAAAAGTTCTGATAGAGGGAGCTTATTACGGGATGCTACGAGATTATGGCGGGGGCGTCTTCGGTATTCAGAATCTTCCTTTTAAGTATTGTCGAGTAAGATTTAAAACACCAGAAGATTTAGATGTTGTAGAATTTGACGTGTCTTATTTTGATACTATTATAGACAAAGATAAGCGCGATCAATGCTTGAAATCTTTCCCTAGAGAGGTTATTAAAGCTTATAATTCTTATAAGAACAAAAATAATAATAAATGGTGTTTATTAGAGCCAGGCACAGGAATTCACTTCTGTTTATACGAAGAAAGACCTTTTATGTTAAATACGATTCCTGCTATAATAGATTTTGAAGAATATAAAGAGATTGAGAAAGAAAAAGATACACAAGAGTTAAAGAAAATCTTAGTTCAAAAAATGCCGATTTCTTCTGATGGAGAATTAGTATTTGATCCTGAAGAAGTTGAAGAAATTCATCGTGGCGTTGTTGGAATGTTAAAGAAAAATAACGATGTAGATGTTTTAACTAGTTTTGGGGAAGTTAAACTAGAAAATATGCAAGACGCGCGTTCTGTCATTACCAATAATTTAGAAAAGATAGAAAAAACTATTTATAGCGAAGCTGGAACTACTAAACAAGTCTTTGCGGCAGATGGTAATTTATCTTTAGAAAAATCTATTCAAAATGACCTCTCTTTAATGATGTATCTCGCAAATTCTTATGGAGTATGGTTATCTTATATTATTAACCAATATTTTGGAGATAATAAAATAAGTTTTACTGCAAAAATACTTCCAGTAAGTTTTTATAATGATGATGAATATATATCTAAAACATTAAATTTAGCGCAATTTGGTTTTAGCTTTTTATTACCCTCTTTGGCTCTAGGTATTAATCAATCTGAAATTACAGATTTAAAATCTTTAGAAATAGATTTATTAAAACTCAATTATAAACTCGTTCCTTTACAATCTTCTTATACTCAAAGTGGTAAAGATAATTCTTCAAATCAAGAGTCTGATATTGGCGTAAAAGAAGAGGGCGAAAGAAATCATAATGAAAAGAAAGATAGTGAAAAATCAGATAGAACTTTAGAAAATGAAAAATCTCTTGATAATGGGGGTTAATAATTAGTGGAAAAAACAAGTTTTCAAGTTTCTGTATATGGGAAAATAGAACCTTATAATTCCGTAATTTCTAAAGCGAGAGTACGAATTTTTTATAAGGGATATAATAGAAACGGTACTTATATATCGGATGAATTTGCAGAAAAATTACTTTCAACTTTAAGCTATTCTCCAATATGTGGAATTTACGAAGAAGAAAATGGTGATTTTGCAGACCACGGTGAAACACGTCAAGTAAGTAAAGCTTATGGTGTTGTTCCAGAAAATCCTAATATTTCCTGGGAGAGGCATCTTGATGATGATGGCGTGGAGAGAGACTATGCTTGCGCGGATGTTTTTCTATGGACTGCAAGATATAAAGAAGCTTCTGAAATTCCGGGCAAATCACAATCAATGGAACTATATGATAAATCGATAAAAGGTTTTTGGAAATATGAAAATGGAAAAAAGTATTATGAATATACAGATGCTAGTTTTATCGGTTTGGCGCCTTTGGGCGATAATGTAGAACCTTGCTTTGAGGGTGCGGCATTTTATAGTTTGGCTTCCTCTTTGAGTGATATGGTTAAAGAATTAAAAGAATATACAAAAAAAGAACAAAAAGGAGGACAGACGCGAATGACAATTAATTTTAAACTTTCTGATAGCGAAAAATATTGCGCGATTTGGGATTTATTAAATCCTAATTTTAATGAAGAAAATAATTGGACTCTTGATTATGCTGTTCAAGATATATATGACCAATATGCGCTAGTCTATAGCTACGAAGATCAAAGTTATTATCGTGTCCAGTATACCAAAGATGATGAGACAAATTCGGTTACTTTAGGCAATAAAGAAAAAACCTTTATTATGGATGTATCTGAATCTGAATTATCTGCCTTAAAAGCTTTAAAAGCTTTAAACGGAGATACTTATGAGAAGATTGATGAAGTATTCTCTGAAAAAGACACAACTATTGAAACTTTAAATAATTCTATTTCTGAAAAAGAAACTTCTATTGAAACTCTTACACAAGAAAAAGAAGCTTATAGTATTCAAGTTGCAGATTTAAATAAAGATAAAGAAGCTTTAGAAGGAATTATTGCTGAAAAAGCAGATTTAGAAAAGCAATCAGTAATTGACCAATATTCTAATCAATTAAGTGAAGAAATTATTGGTGAATTCTCTAATAAAATTTCGGAATATACTTTAGAAGATTTAAAGAAAGAATTAGCTCTTAAACTTGTAGAAAGTAATCCAAGTATATTCTCGAAGAATTCGACTCCTTTAATTCCGCAGGATTATCAAAACAGTGAAAGTTTAAGTCCTGCCGCGAGAATTTTAAGTAGACGTATGCAAAATAAAAACAACGGAGGAAATGAATAATGGCTCTTAAAAGATTAGTTATTGATGGTTATGGTCAAATTGAACCTAACCAAGTCACTTTTACTCGTGATGGTCGTGTAGAAGCTCAATGCGCTTTAGCAGAAGGTATTACTGCTGAAAACGGAATGTTGCTGGCAGTAGATACTGCGAAGGGAGAAGTTAGATTCCCAACTGCTACTGAAACTGCTATTGTTGGACTTCATTATTCGACTGAAAAAATTTATAACCAGTTTACTCCTGGTTTAAAGAACTTTAAATTAACAAAGGAAGATGGTTATTATCCTAGAATTGGATTCTTAACACTTGGAGAATCTTTTACTACTAACTGCCTTTGCTATGATACTACAGATTACGAAGATGAGACTGCGCTAAAAGCCGCAATTAAAGCAGCTGGTACTACTGCTGTTTATGGTGGTATTTCTGTTGAAGGTGCAATTAAAATTTCTAAGACTAAGCCAACTGTTGGTCCTGTCCTTAAAGTAACAAAAGCTACAACAATGCCTGACGGACAGTACGCTGTTGAGTTTCAAGTTCAATAATTAAGGAGGTAAAACAAATGGCTAGAAATATTGAAGAAATTAAAGATTTAGCTCGTCATGCTGTTAGAGGAACAGTTCCGAAAGACTTCTCTACGGCTTCCCCTGAAGATATCAATGAAGCTTTAAGAGAAGAATTAAACGCGCTATCTAAAGACTATAACACATATAGAAGAAATAAATACGATATTTTTGAAATAATCCAAGAATCTATGGACGATATTGTTCCTAAGAATGTTATCCAGAATTTGGGACAGTTTGCGGAAATTCGTCAATTCCCTGAAAATACGAAGGTTCAATTCAAAGTAAAGAAAGGTAGAAATCGTGCGAAACGTTTTGTAACTCGTGCGGCTCAGTCTGGTGTTTATCGTGCATTTAGACTTGACAGTGACACTGTTGATGTTAATACTTATGCGCTTGGTAATGCGGCTTATATTGACTTTGAAAGATTTAGAAGCGGCGATGAAAGTATGTCTGATATGGCTCAGATTATAACCGAGAGTTTTGAAGAAGCGATATACGAGGATATTCAAAAAGCACTTCGCGCGACTATTAACGAAGTTTCTCGTCCTGCCGCGAATAAGGCAACAGATTCAAGTTTTAATGCAGACCATTTTGCTAAATTGTGTGCAACTGTAAAAGCTTATGGCGATGGCGCAGTTATCTTTGCTACTCCTGAATTTGTTGCGGAAATGGGTCCTCTTGCAGTAAATGCAAATATCACTCCTAATGTTTCTGTAAATGATATTGAAGATATTAGAACGAAAGGATATATCGGTATTTTCCGTGGTTGTCCTATTATTCAGCTTCCTCAATCTTTCACTGATGAAACAAATACCACAACAACATTAGACCCTCAAATCGCTTATATCTTCCCAACTGGCGGAGAAAAGATTGTTAAGGTTGCTTTTGAAGGAGACACTATTGTTAAGGATTGGGAGAATAGAGACAATAGTATGGAGCTTCAAGCTTATAGAAAAGTTGGTATTGCTATTATGAGCTACCATAATTGGGCTGTATATCGTAACACGGGTATTGCGCAGACTTACGATGGTCCATCTTTAGACTAATAAATAAATAGAGAGTATAAAGGGTGGGTAATTACGCCCACCCTATTTTTAGAGTAAAAGGAGTAATAAAAATGGAAAATGAAAGAAAAGTTGCCGTAAAAAGTATGGTTAAATATCGAGTAGGATTAGAAATTCCTGATTTAAGATTTAGTAGGGTTTTTGCTACTGAAAATGAAGTAAAGAATATTAGTTTTGAGACTCTTTTAGAGGGAATGAACAGTCTTGGTGTGAGAACTCTTTTTGAAGAAGGGATTCTTTATATTGAGAATAAGAAAGATAGGGTTGATTTAGGTCTTCAGGAAGAAGAAGATACTGAAAAATTTAAAGTTCTTAATAGAGGACAGATTTTAAAGCTTTTAAAAGTTGATCCTCCTGAAAAATTAGAAGAAGTTATAAAGAATATGCCTAAAGAGCAAATCCTTCGCATTACCGATATTGCCATAGAAGAAAAAGTTACTGACTATGATAAAGGTAAAATTTTAAAAGCCGCTTGCGGGATTGACGTTATCGAAAGTGTTAAAAATAACGAAGCGGACTAAGGGGGAATTAAATGACTCCTTATCAAACAATATATGACGCGTTTTTAGCAAAAGTGACAGAAGATGATTGGTCTGATGAAACTGATATTGATACTATTTTATATGATTGGCGCTCTATTCTAGAAAGTGCGATTCCTTTCTTTAAATTCCCGAGAGTTTCTTTACAAAGAAATTCAGAAGGATTCGTTAATGAGTTAGGAGAAGAAGAAATTCAAATTTTAGCTAATTTAATGAAAGAAGAATGGCTTTCACGCACAATTAATACATGGGAAAACGTAAAAGTTATGTATGATGAAAGAGATTTTTCTCAAGCAAATTTATTAGATAAATTTATAAAATTATTAGATCAATGTCAAGCTAAAAATAGAAAGTTACAGAAACAGTATTCTCGTTCTATTTTAAGTAAAGAAGATGGTTTAAAAAGACCATTTAGCTATAGTAAATTTGCAGGTGGTGATAATCTATGAGTAACACCGAAAAAGAATTTGACTATAGTAGAGAAGTTTACTTAGGATATTTAGATAAATTAAAAAATAAACTTTATGGACTATTATGTGAGAAAGAAAAAGAGGGAGAATGGGAAAAATTTCTTGACACTCTCTTTATAGAATTAAACGGTTTTCCGGAGCATAATAGAACTATAAATTATTATTCTCTTTTATATAAACTTTCTAGTCTGCGCTATCTCGATTATAAGTATTTTCGAAGAACAATTTTTGAGTGTATGAATTTAATTGGCACACTATAATAGGTGATTAAATGTCTTATTTTGATGAAGTATATTTAAAAAGAGTTAATAAATTTGGCACAGACTTACAACAAAGAGTACAGAATTCTAAAGAGAGAGAATTTGAAATCTTTCTTTCAAAATCTCCAAATAAGGTTAAAGTCTTTAAAGATAATGAAGAATTTACCGGAGTACTTCAAAATAAATCTAGTAGTGAAAAAGAGGTAACAAGTTATTTATTAACTAGTTTATCTAATAATTGGGATAACGGTACGATTGTTAGAACGGAACAACTTTCTAATGACTTAGAACAAAAATGGCTCGTGATGCACGATGACACTTATGTATCGATTGGCTATTCTCGATATCAAGTTTTAGAATTAGATATGCCAATTAGTTGGATTGATAATGGTATCGCCTATTCTGAATTAGTTCATTTTAGTGGTTCAGGCGCGAATCTTCGAGATAAAGCAGTAACAAGTAAATTCTCTATTCAATTTAATATTTCTTTAGCTTATAAACCCAATCGAATTTTAAGTCTAATTATGAAAACTAATTCTCATATAAAAAAAGGAATTAGAATTTTGATTGAAGATGAAGTTTGGAAAGTTACTGGTCTTGACAAGGTGAGTGTACCTGGCGTATCTTATGTTACTTTAGAAGAAGATTATATTGACCATATGGATGATCAAGTTTACGCTGACGCGCCGAAACTTTTAGATTGGAATATTCAATCTAATTTTGGAGATAAGATAGAATTAATAAAAGAGAAACCTACTCAAATTATTTTTTCTCTCTTTTATGGAGATAGTAAAAGAGAAGAAGATATAGTTATTAAAATAAAAGATAAAAATATTGTTGAGTATAAAGATTCTAATTTTATTGGGAAAAAAAGAGGAAGAACTACTTGCGTAGTTTGTTTAAAAGAATCTCCGGATATTTCAAAAGAATTTTCTATTGAAGTAGTTAATACTGAAAATAGTTTATATTCTATTATTGGACCGAATATTGTAAAAGTTCTTGGTATCGCAAAATATCAAATTGTTAAACCGATAGAAGAAGAAGTAGAAATTAGCTCAAAGAACAATAATTTCTCTATAGTATCTAAAGAAAGCGATTCTTTAGTGATAAAGGGAGAAAATATTGGCGCGGATTCAATAATTTTATCTGTAAATAATGAAATAAAATTTGAGCAAAAGATAGATATTGAAAGTATTTGGCTGGAGGGGTGATAAATGGCGATTAGAAACTCAGAAGAATTAGGAGAAAACCTCTTTGTTATTGCAAAAAGACTTCTTTTGAATCAAAATTTATGTAAATATTTAAAATATACGAATGATAAGCCATTGGAAAATCCTGATATAGAAGAGCCAATAAAAGCAGTATTGCATAATAATATAAAAATCGTACCAATGGTTGATGTTGAAGAATTTAATACTGAAAGCGTTGTTGTTTTGGTTTATGAAGAGGCTGTTTTAGATGAAGATAATACTGAATATGATAATGTTGAATTAAATGTACTTGTTTATACGCCTTTGCGCGAGTGGCAAATTAATGATATAAATTTAAGACCATTCTTGATTATGTCTGAAATTGAAAAAAGCTTAAAGAATAAGCGCGTAGAAGGATTGGGGGTATTAAAATATTTAGGCTTTAATCTTCGTCTTTTAAATGATGACCTTTCTTGTTATAGAATGAGGTTTGTTTTTAATGTTTTTGATTGAAGAAACTCAATTATTTTTAGGGCTTCCTATTTCTTTTGGTACGACTTGCTTAATTTATCCTCTTACTATTGAAGAATTATCTGTAATGGGGGATAATAAATATCGTTTCCATTTAAATTTATTAACAATGAGCGAAGAGGATATACTTAATATGTATGAAGAAAAACATATTAAACCTCCAGAAGACCTATCGGTCTTTGACTATCTAATTTCAAGTTGTGCGATTGACGTAAACTTTTTATTAGATATGAAAAACGCTTTTTTTACTTTTATTCGGGAACCAGTTCAGATTCTTCCTGAACAAAAGACTATTTTAGTTGGTAAAATAGAAGAAAAGAGAATTATCAATAAAGATAATTTCACAGATTTTCAAAATATTTTACGCCAACAAAATAACATAGAAATTCCTGAGCCAGTTCCCGAAAATGAAAATAAAATGCAAAAGAAGTTTAGATTAAGGCGGTTGGCTCTTGCTAAAGCAAAGAGAAAACAAGCTTTAAAGAATCCTGAAGAAATGATTACTTTATCATCTCTGATGGCTGCTTTTATTGTATATGGCTTGGGGTCATTAGAAGAACTTAAAAAATATTCTATTTATACTCTTAATAAAGTTTTAGAAATGGCGCGAGCCAAAGAAGAGTATGAGTATGATACAAAAGCTATTCTAGCTGGCGCCGACCCCAAAAAAGTAAAACCAAAATATTGGATTAGAAATATTAACAATATAGGAGGAAAATAATGACCAACCTACTTGAACAATATGGTATAAAAGAAGTTGCAGACGTTACTATTTATGAATATAATGAAGATGGTACTGTCGGCAATCCCGTGCTTTTCTTAGATACTTTAAAGGTATCTACTATTGAACAGACAGCAGAACAGGCTGAGGCACGAGGTGGTAAGGGTAACTCTCCATTAATTATTTGGGACTATGGTAAAGAAATTACAGTAACATTGGAAGATGCTCTTTATTCTCCCGCTTCGATGGCTCTTATGTTCGGAGACGAAGATGGCGCTGATACTGTTTCTGAAATTACTAAGATGTCAAAAGTAAAATTATCCGCGGCTGTAACTTCTATTCCGAGTGGAACAAGATATTTCGTTGCCAGTGATAAAGGTATGGCAGTTGCTACTACAGCAGATTTAAAAGCTGGCGCGATTGTTTACAAAGAAGAAACTGTAAAGACTGGTGTTACTGGTACTAAGATAGAAATTACAGCTGAAAGATTCCCTGGAACTTATCGTCTTGTTGGTGATACCTATGCTAGAAATAAGAAAACTGGTAAAGACGAGTTTTTCCAATTTGTTATTCCACAGGCGAAGATGAGTGCAGAAAATACTATTACTCTCGAAGCAGAAGGAGACCCCTCTGTCTTTAATATGACAATGAGAGTATTACGCCCTGAAAGTGGCGCGATGATGGAACTTATTCAGTATCAGATAGATAAGGAAAATGTCACTTCTCAATCTTTATCTGGTAGCTAAACAAAAAAATAATTAGGAACGAGAGGATCCCCTCTCGTTCTTTTTTTTATTATATTTAAGGTAATAAAAATATTAGATAAAAGTTAACATAAGTTCACTTAAAAGTAGAAAAGAGGTGAGTTAAATGGAGCAATACCTTGGAATGAAGGAGCTTTATGATGTGTCTTTAAAATGCGTCTATCCTTTACAAATAGGAGATAAAGAATACTTAGAAAACGAATCTTTAATAAAATTCGATAAAATTCAAATAGCTAATTTAAAAGAAAACAAAGTTAGAACCGCCGCGACAGGTGGATATGCGGATGAACGACTAGTTCTTTGGGAGACAACGCAGGATATTAGTTTTTCTTTAATAGAGGGGGTCATTTCTAAAACGGGTCTCGCATTATTATCAAATTCGACTTTAATAAAAGAAGAAAATACAGAAGAAATTATTCCTTATTCTGAAAAATTAGAATCAGATGAAGAAGGTGTAATAACTTGTAAATTTAATCCTATTCAAGATAATACTTTTTTTCTATACAAAAAAGAAAATGGAGAAAAAATATTAGACTACGCAATAGAAGATAATAAAATTTTAACTAATCTACCTTATACAGATTTTATTATTGACTATAGTTTTATATATAATAAAAAAAGAGAAATATTATCTGTTGGACATAGGCTTATTAATGGATACCTTCGATTAGAAGGAAAAATGAGATTAAAGGATGACCTAGACGGTCATGAAAAAACAGGGATAATTATTATTCCGCAAATACGACTTATGTCAGATTTGCAGATTCAATTAGGGAGAGATATAGGTTCACCAAATACTTATAAATTTAATGTAGTAGGGTATCCTGTTGGAGAAAGAGGCGAAAAATATGTCTGTAAATTTATCTTTTTAGATTCAGATATAGATAGCGATATTTAATCAGCATAGATATTCTATGCTGACTTTTTTATTAGGAGGAGATAAATGAACATAAAAGGAGTTAAGCCAGATAATTATAAACCTATTTCCACCGAAACTCAAAAAAATTTAGTTGCATTAACTTACTTACATAGTAATCCTTTTAACTTTAGAAATGCGGTTGCTATTAATAGTGGCTCAGGTTTATTTAAAACTAATGAACTACACAAAAGAGCTATAAGTAAGTTAAATAGTTTAATTGAGCAGAGTCGCATTGCAGAACAAGAATTCTATAGAGTTGCTTTTAAGGGGCAAGCTAATACCATAGAAGAGGCACAAGAAATTATTAATGAAAATTTTGGATATTTCGAGATATTTAAAGCAATAAACTCAAAAGAATTTCTTGAAAATTTTGATAATAATAATAGATTTAAAACAGAAGAGCTTGCTAAAAAGTATCTAGATAAAGATATAATTATGGATTATAATAAAGGTATTATAGATTATCCAAGCCTTAAAGCGCATCTTACAAATGAGATAGAGAGAGTTTTAAATAAAGATAAGGGCAAGGTTTCTAAGAAAGAAATTAATAAATTTTTAAAAAAGAAAGTTCAAGAATTAGAAATTAAAGATATTGAAAAAGAGACCGATACAAATGATATTTTATATAAAGCAATGAGGGATTACTTTAAAAGTAAGGGGATAAAAAATTCTGAATTTTATAAAATTTTAAAATCTTCTTTTAATAAAGTCTCAAGATATGGTAAGGTCAAGTTAGTTATAAATAATAACAGTAATATTATAGGTTTTATTGGAGAAGTAAGTGCAGATATGTTTTTAAGAACTTTACTTCAGGAATTTGATAATTCAGAAATAAAAACTCGTTATATTGGAGAGACTCGTAAAGATACGGGTAAGCAATCTCCAGTTGATTTTCTTATTGGAAAATATGGTATTCAAGTTAAAAATACTTTAACAGATAGTTCTACCTATTCTTTTAAAGTAAAAAAAGATTTAAGTATTCAAACATTAATAGATCAGCTCCAATCTTATGAAGATGGCGATAGATTAAAATATCTTCTTGTTAATATTTCTTATCTTCAATATTTTGGCAGACCAAATAAATTAAAAATGTCAGATATTAAAGATGGTATTTTAATTTATGTTAATAATATTTTAAGTAGTTATGCGGATTTTTTATTAACAGCAGAATCGATTGAACCAAATATAACTTCTTCTTATAGGAATAATTTCTTTTTCTATAAAAATAAATATTTAATTCCTATGTCAATAATGTTAGAAGGAATTAGAGATTCTCTTGAAAGTTTTAAAGAAACGGGAGATTTAAGTGGGAAAGAAATAGGTTATATTAATAGAAACATTGGTAAAACTGTTAAAATGAAAAATATTGCTTCAAATATAAATTCAAAAACATTTCAAGAACAGAAAAGAGAATTTTTAAGTGATTTACCAGATGACGAATATACTTACGGAGGGAAGTTAGGAGAATTTGGTAGCATTTACGGACAGAACGCGGCGAAAGGTATAAAAATTAATATTGCTTATAATTTTGTAAATAAAAATTTAGATAAATTAAGTCGTATATTAAAAGTTTAAAAGGAGGAGAGAAATGGCAAATAGAGTAATAGACTTTCAGGGGAAATTAGATATAAGTCAGATTCTTTCTGCGTTAAGTTCTATTGAAAGCAAAGTTAAAAGTAGCAATACCACAGACGTTTTTCAAAGAAAATACTTAACTATGATTGAGAATTTGAAAAAGCAAGCTGAATCTTTATCTCAAAGAATGCAACAAGGTTTTTCTAATACAACTGAATTGGACAAATTTGTTGGCAAGATGGAAACTATGCAGAGAGAACTAACAGGTTTAACAAATACTTTGTCAAGTTCAAAAGTTGGAATAAAAGATATCGCAAATATTTCTCCTGAAGATTTAAATAAAATTAAACAACTCGATCAAAAAATAAAAGAGATAAGATCGAACTTAAAAGCAACTAAAAAAGAAACTCAATTAAGTGTCTCTTTAAATGCACCAAAACAAAGTGAAGTTGGTATTCCTGTTGGAGATTTAAAAACTGCTTTAGCTTCAAATATTGATGACCAAGAAGCTATAAATAAATTATTTGATCAAGGTTTTCTTAATTTGCAAAAGCAAGAAGAAGAGGTTCAAAAGCAGGTTCAAGCAAACGAGCAACTATTGGCGCAACAAAGAGAGTTAAATAGCCTTTTAGATAAAAAAGGGCGATTAAGTAAAGAAGATAGAGCAACTATCCAAGCTTCAACGAAAACAGATATCTCAAAAATGAATAAGGCAGAAGTAAGAGATACTTTAGCAGAAGATACTAAAAAATTAGAAGACCATCAGAGACTATTAGAAGTTGGTACTCAAAAAATTCAAACTTATAAGACAAATTTAGAAGGCTGGAAGCAAAGTACTTTAGAACTCTCTTCTAGTATTACCCAAAAAACCCAAGAGGCTTCAACTTCAATCGATAAGATGGGTAAAGAAATTAGTGAAGTTTATGAAAATTACTCAAAAACAGAAACCGCAGATTTCCGAAATTTAGCAGAAGGTTCTCGTAAAGCTGAAAATGCTTTAAACGGGATGGAAGATGGCGCAAAACGTACGGGAAGAGAAGTAAAGACTTTAGAGGAACGAAGTCGCTTTTTTGATAATTTGGGTTCAAAAGTTGCGATGGTATTTTCTCTTAATAAAGCATTTATGCTATTGAATAGAGCATTAAGAGTTGCTTGGACAGAGATAAAAGAACTTGATTCTGAATTTACTGGAATTGCCGTTGTTACTGATAAAACCACTAAAGATTTATGGGAAACTTTTAGTACCTATAATCAAATAGCGCGAGAGTTAGGTACAACAACAAAAGAAGCAGTAGAAACTTCTAAGCTATACTATCAACAGGGTCTAGAAACTCAAGAAGTTATGACACTGACAGAAGAAACTATTAAAATGGCAAAAATTGCAGGATTAGATTTTGCAACTGCCACAAATGAAATGACCGCAGCAATTAGAGGCTTTAAATTAGAAATGAGCGACGCTTCTCGAGTTAATGACATATTTTCAGCATTAGCAGCTGAAGCCGCTGTTGATACTCAAGAAGTTGCTTATGCTTTAACTAAGACTGCTTCTATTGCTCAATCTGCAGGCTTAACTTTAGAAAGTACTTCTGCTTTCTTAACTCAAATGATCGAAACAACACGTGAAGCTCCTGAGCAAAATTGCATTATTTAATTTTTCTGGGAAAATTCTCAATTTTTTATAATTCAAACGCTATTTTTCCACTTCTTAGTGAGGGAAGAATAAGGAGGAAAATAGTGAATATTAAAATAGAAGAAAGAAGAGATAAAGTTGTAAAACTTTATACAGAAGAATTAAAAAGTATCAATCAAATTTCAAAAGAATTGGGCGTAAGCTGGGACACTGTTAAAAAAGATTTAGTTAATCGAAATATAAAAATTTCTAAACAGAGAAATCAATATAATATCGATAATGGAATAGATAGCGATTTATTTAAAGAAATACAAGACGAGGATTCTGCTTATTGGCTTGGGTTTTTATATGCAGATGGTTCTATTAGAAAAGATAGAAACGAAATTTCTTTAGATTTACAAGAACAAGATAGGAAGACAATAGAAGATTTCCATAAATATTGTAATAATAAAAACAAAATTAGAGAACATAAAATCATAAGAAATGGAAAAACTTATCTATCATATGCTTCAGGATTCTCTAATGCTATTGTAAAAAATAATTTAATAAAATTAGGTTGTGTTCCTAAAAAATCTATAATTTTAAAGTTCCCAGATAAATCACAAGTCCCGCAAGAATATATTTATGATTTTTTAAGAGGTTATATAGACGGCGACGGCTATATACAGTATGATTTTGAGAAGCACAGATATCGTATTGTTATTCTTGGAACAAAAGATTTTTTAAAAGGACTTATTGATAGATTAGAATTATTTGAACATTATTCCATAAGTAAAACTAACTCAAATATTTATTCTTTAACAATTTCTAATAAAGAATATATTTTCGATTTTTTAACCAAATTATATGAAAATTCTAACTATCATCTCCAAAGAAAATTTGATATATACGAAAAAGCAAAACGGGCGTATAATAAGTGATTATTATATGAATTGCATTGAATTGACGGGAAAAAGCTTAGAGCTTTTGATACTAAGTTAATATAGGAATATATTAATGGCAAGAATAATTACCTTGGTATAGTAACAAATCAAAAGATTGCTTAACCTCGCATCCAAGCTTCCAGAACGGAAGAAGGTTCAACGACTATCGGGATTAGCTCCGTTAGGCGCAAGCGCGCCGAAGTAATGCACTTCTAAATAGAAGAAGATATAGTCTATTCTTTAAGGAAACTTAAAGCAGTTCATAAGAGAACGGGATAGAAAGTAGCGAGTCTATTCGAATATTTAAGGAAAACATAGGTACAGCTATGAAAACTATTATAGCTAGATTCCAAGAAATGAAAAAGGCAGTTAGTGAAACAGAAGTTGATGGTGAAGTTGTTAATGCAAATAAAGTTGAAGCTGCTTTAAGAACTGTTGGCGTTGCTTTAAGAGACAGCGCAGGACAATTTAGAGATTTAGATGAAGTGTTCTTAGAATTAGCTTCTAAATGGGATACTTTAGACAGAAATACTCAAAGATATATTGCTACTACTGCAGCAGGTGCACGTCAACAATCTCGTTTCTTAGCGATGATGGATAATTACGCGAGAACACAAGAATTATTAACTATCGCTAATGATAGCGCTGGAGTTTCTGCGGAACAATTTGCAAAAACTCTAGATAGCTTAGAAACAAAAATTACTCAATTAAAAACTTCTTTTGAAGGATTATATCAAAATTTTGTTAATAGCGAAGTATTTTCTAATTTTTTAGATTTTGTTACACATATTACTGATATATTAGCGACTTTACCGCCTTCAATCGCTGCGTCAATTACTATTGCTGTGGCAATAATTTCTGGAAAAATTTTAAAATCTATAATAAAAATGGCTAAAGATGGAACTAGCGCTTTTGTAGAAAAATGGAAAAAAGCTAAGCAAGAAATTTCTAAAGAGCCAGTTAATATACAAGTTAAAGAAATAGTTGAAGGTAGAAAAACTAAAAAAATTCAAGAAAGAGATGAACTAGATCGATTTAAGGAAGGAAGTAGTAAAAAAGAAGTTATAGATACTGAGTATTATGAACAAAGAGCTAAAGGGCTAGAAGAATTAACAGTTTGGCAAAAAGACGCGACAAAATCACAGCAAGAGGCAATGGTAATTCAAGCTGCGAAATTAGCGCAAGATAAAGAAGAAATTGCTGTACAGACTGCTCAATCAGTTGCTAAACAACAAAATATTAGTTTAGCAGAAGCTCAATTAGCTGTTAATACTGCTCAAGTTTCTTCTCTCTTAGGTTTAAATACTCAAACTAGTGCTAATATAGCTTTGAAATTACAACAAAGAGGTTTAGATATTGCTGAATTATCTATGGCACAAACTAAATTAGTTACTAATGAGGCTTTAACACTTAATGAAGCTAAAGCTTTAGGAGTTGCAAAAGCAGAAATTATATTAGATAGAATTAGAAATACTCTAGGAATAACTAGTGTAAATATTTCAATTATGTCATTAAAAGCTCAAATTAAAGAAGCTGCACAAAAAGCAAAAAATACTGCGGTTACTTGGTTAAATACTATCGCTCAAATAGCAAATAATGCGGCACATGGAGACTTAGCTTCTATTTTAGTTGTAAGTGCCGCAGTGGTTGGAGGCGTTGCTTTAGCCGCGACAGTCGGTTTAACAGTTGCTACAAAAAATGAAACTGCCGCGATTGAAGGAAACAAAGAGACTGTGGAAAATGCAAATAAAGCTCAATCTGAATATGCGAAAAGCAAAAAAGAACTTATTGATTTAACAAATAAATATAATAAATTATTAAAATTTGAAAGAAAAGGCGCTCTTTCAGAAGAAGAATTGCAAGAAAAAACTAATATTCAAAATGAATTAGCTCAAACATATCCTGAATTAATATCTTATTATAATGAAGAAAACAATGCAATTTTAAAATCAACAGACGCAGTAAAAGAATTAGTAGAAGAAAAGAAACAACTGAACGCAGAAAATCGTGAAGAATTAAGAATTGAACAAGAACGCGAGATCGGAAGAGCGTCGTGTA